TTGTGGCAGTATCATGTTTAAATTTAGCCAATTTAGCTAATTGATCAGCTTCCTTTTTCTTATCAGACTGTTCTTTGTTGTACGTTTCCATATCCAAAACTTGTTCTTCTTGTTGAACTTTTGAGGATGCAGATTTAGCAGCATACTCAGCTTCTTTAGCTTTTGCTTCAGCTTCTTTAGCTTCCGATTCAGCTTTTTTAGCATCGGCATCGGCTTTCATAACATCTATAACAGATTGTAATGCAGATGTTGCAGCTTCTTCACTACCATCATCCATTTCAACTTCACCGTCAAGGTCACCCTCAGCTCCGGCTTCATCACCAGTAGCTAGTTCATCGCCCATTGGATCAGCCCCTTCTTCACCACCAGCTTCTAAGTCGCCTTCAACTTCTTGTTCTTCATCTTCATCGCCTTCGAATGTATTCCATTCAACATCAACAATTTCGAATCGATCTTTTAGTTTAAATATAACCTCGGCGATTTCTGTTGAAGTGTTTTCGTCGTCATCATCTTCATCTTCACCAGATAATGCAACGGCCAAGGCTTGTTCAAAATCTTCAGCTTGATCATTTTTTACATATACCTTAACAATTTGCCCATCTTCATCTTCCAATCCGAATGCTGTTGTATCATCGTTTGCACGAGCTTTTTTCTCAGCAGCATCAATTTTTGATATAACGCTACCAGCATCAAAGTTTGTTTCTTCTGACTTTGGTGCAATGGCCTCGTTTACATTCATGGCTCTACGCATCATTTTACGTTGTTTCTTTTTTGACCGTTTTGGGTCTACTATTCCACCACCAAATAATGTGCCAGGTGATCCTGCAACAGCATGAGCACCAGTTGCGGCAGCAACCGCCATTTCTTGGACGAGTTCTTTTAATAATGACATGTAGTCTTCCTCAGTTTGTATAATATGCAACTATTGATGATATAGATATACTTTGGACAATAAAAAACCCATATATCAGGGTAGGTATATGGGTTTTTTATGCATGTGGTTGTGTTACGGATCGGAAATATTTTCAGCAATAAACGTTCGCCATTTGATGTCATCAATAGGTTGTTTGCTATGTGTTGCATCCAACCATTTTTCGAATGTCATCATTGATGCCAGAATTTCGTGTGTGTATTTGCTGTAATCTTCTAATCGTGATAATAAAAGTTCTTTAGTATCAACATCCATGTCGGAAACATCAAGAGCTCTAACATTACCAGGAACCGATGTTGGAACAATAGTTCTGGTAGACGCGTCACCATTTTTCTTGGTGTATACGATTGTAGCTTCTTTATGTTTAACTAATTTCATTACTGAGCAGTAGTAGTTTCAGCTGTTTGTTCAACAGGCTCGGCAATTGCTGGTTCAACAGCTGCAACTGGTGCAACTTCTTCTGCAATAGGTTCAGCAACTGGATCATTTGCAGCTTCAACATCAGTGGTTGATTCAGCAGATTCTTCAGCTAGTTTGGCTTCAGCTTCAGCTTTTTCTGTGCGAACTTGTTCGATAATTTGGCGAGATAGTGTTTCTTTAGCAGCTTGAACCATCATCAATTGATCACGGATGTCAGCTTCATTTTGATTCCAATCATTGTAGACTGTTACCAAGCGTTGAGCCGTATCTGACATTGCTTCTACTGCGTAAGGAACGTTGTCGATGTTGATTACTTTTATTTCTTGTACTTGTACCATTTGTAACTCCTGTGTTATTATTTTTAAACTATTATTTATGTCAGTATTTACTATTGAAAAATCGAGGCTTACATCACATTTCTAATAATGTTTGCATATCGTTTTCGGGTTTATCTGTTTGTGGTTTAGTTTTTCCTTTTTTCACAAAACTTAATTCGTTTGGATTTAGTATTTTTAAATGAATTGCATCCCATTTGAGATTTATTATTGATCCGACACCATCACTATTTCTAGTTTTTTGTATGATAAATGTTATTTCTCCGACCTCACGCATGGCATCAGTCATTACAATAGACCAATATACATCTGCTACGTTTATTTTACTAATACCACCAGCAATTTGGCTGTGATCGTGTTCAGTCGCAGCAGCATTAACAGCATTTCTGTTTAATTGAGATGCTGTTGCTCCATACATATTATAATCAACTAGAATTTGACGCAATTGGCTAGAACAACGCTTGTCCTTTTCCCAAACGTTATCAGCAGACACCTTTTCATTTGGAGACATCTCATCCAAATAATCTACAATTAACATATCTGGATAGAACCCATGTTGTAGGTGGTATTCTTTTAATAATGATCTAATGTCATTTGATGAAGAACCAGCAGCCATTTGTTTAACATCATATCTGCCACAACCTTTACCAGCTGCAGTAACCAACGTAGCAATTTCTTCTATGTGATCACGCCAGTCGCGATTAATACCAGTTATCATAGTATCTGAACGACTAGCAATTCTGTCTTCTGATAATTCTAATGATATGTATAATGTGTGTAATCCATCTTCAGCAAATTTTAAACCCATGTTTGCTAGGGTGATAGACTTACCACCACCAGAGTTTGCTGATACTAGAGTTAATTCTTTTCTGGATATACCACCGAATAACTTGTCGTCTAATTCGGTCCATCCTGTGGGATGGACAACAGCTGATACGTTGACGCGGTCCAGTCTTTCTTTTACGTTTTCGAAATAACTTAACCCGAGATCTCTGTGTAATGATATTGTGACAGCGTCTTTAATTACTTTTTCAGCTTCACCATAATCGCCCTTTTCTATTAATCCAGGTAATGATAGGGTTGCTATTTCTAACGCTCTTCTTTTGCAGAATTTTTCAACTTCAGCTGAACAATATCCTATTTCATCATTTCCTAATATGTCGTATAGTTCTAGTGATAGGTTTGTTTCTGCTTCTACTTGTTTTGGTGTTGGGGTGCTACTGAATTGTTCGTAATAGTCAAATATGAATTCAACGGTATTGCGGAACTCAGGGTCGAAATAATCAGATTGTAGTATTCCATGACACAAAGCGAATGTATCGGAAGACGACAATAGATATTCGAGCAGCAACTTTTGTTTTTTGCTATTCATTGTATTATTGTTATTTTATGATGCTATGTTGATCTTATGTGCGGGTATATTGACTGTACTATAGCAGTATTAACAAAGAATTCTCCAGAATCGTAGACAAAATCAAACGATGTTGTGGTTGATGATCTATTTGTAACATCAACATACTCGTTTGTTATTTTATCAAAGGTTGAATATGGTGGGGTTGCTAATAATATTATGACATCATCATCGTTTATATCTTGAAAGGTGTGATCACCAATCGGATCGATCGCATTGAACACAAAATTTGAACCATTTCCAATAACACCAGAAGCTAATTCAGATGTTATAGCATTGAAACTTCTAACAGTATAAACACTACCATTAATAACCACCACATCAAAATCATTCCAAGCCGACAACAACGCAGGTTGATCATCAGCATTGTATGTAATTTGAGGTGTTGAACCTTGTGTGGTTGTATATAATAATGATATGTTATTGTTTGGTGAATCTCCTAACGTAGCAATTTTTGTAGCTATCGTTATTTCACCAACATTTGATATTTGTGTTAGATTTGTTGTGGTAGTTGGCAATTCAGTTATAATTGGATTTAATAAGTTTGGATCCGATTGTCGTGTAACTAATTGTGCTATACCAGACCATGGACGATCAAATTTTAATAATATTGTATTATTATCAATAATTTCTATGTCTGATGGTAATAATTCTTCTTGGTTGCTTTCATCGCCTTCTATGGGACGATCAACAAACACTTGAATTGATGGGAATGTTCCTAAATTGTGAATAATTAACCAATTATCACGTTCAATACCTTGAGTGTGATTATACAATACTTTTCTTTGTAGCCAGTCTTCTAATCCAGACACATCATCTGGAAACGACGCACGTAAGTAGTCAGGTAATAGTTGTTTGTAGTACAATTGACCACGACATCCATGCGTGATAGTACAATTTTGGAGAGTATCTAACCCTCTGATATTACGAGCAAATTCCCTTTCTCTTTTGCATGTATCACATTGGTAAACAACAATTGCCATATTTCTTATCCTGAAATGTTATATTAACTAAGTAATTGTATAGTTGATATATTTTGCATGTATCCTTTTTCTAGCTTTTCCGGAACTGTAACAGCTTCACCAATAACAGCAGAGTCATGCAATTTAACATCACATTCTGCAGAGCCGTCGGGATCTTGGGAAGCTACCATCCATGGTACTAAAGATAGATGTAATTGTCTATCTTGACCTGGGGTCATCATTATTGTTCTTGGTTTTTCTAGTGTATACTTTTTGGTTTCGAGGTCAAAGCTTTTAACTTGGGACACAATTTCTTCACCGGTATTTAATTTGAATGCTTGAATTCTCATGCAAACTCCTTTTATTTATTATTATTATTGTTATTTTAGAACAGCGAATGGTACGATGGTATTGATGAAACACGCACAGCGTAATAGAATGGAATGTTATATAAAACAATTTCCGATCCAGAAGCAATTCCTTCCGCTAGTTTATCATCAGTATACGAGAATTTCAATACATCAGTCAACATTTTGTTTCCAACTTTAGGTCCAAATTGATCGATTAACGATTCAAACACCTGAGTATATGCATCAAATGAATCTTCTACTATTTTACTGTACAAAAATTGATATCCATCTATTGGGAATACATAAAATGGTTCAGATGGTGATTCTGATACGAATGATCGTTGACCGTTAGCAAATACTGATCGTTGTCTAATATCGTGAGTTTGGTTTGTGAATGCTTCGTTGAATGATGGTGTAATATCATCATGTGCCTTTTGTTTCCGAACTTTAACACGTTGAAAATCCATGTATCGTTTTGATAGATTTTTCAATAACGGGATTTCATGTGATTCTACGATAAACGAAGAGCAGTATTTCTGCAATTCAGGGTGAGTTGTAGTGTGTTTGAGTAAATCGGAAGTAAGCATAGTGGTTATTTATGCTTAGATCCAGTGGTGAGAAAAACCCACCACTGGGATGTAGATGGGTTCTACGCTACTAAGGCTTTAATGCCGGTGATTAGATCATTGGCTTCTTGAACATATTTTGGCATGATATAACTAGGACAACGTTGAATATTATCAATCAGATAAGCGAAATCTACTTGATATCTGTATAATTCCGTTGTTGAATCCACTTTATTTCCGATAATGTGGCTAGCTTTAAATGTTGCATTTGAAAAGGCGCGACACAAATACGCTATTGTGCGTTCGATGTCTTCTGGTGCTTGACGACTGTACCTGTCGTACTTATTGGGTTGAGATGCCATAAGTGCATATCCTTGTTTTTAAATTAATTAATCACCACAATATTCGAATATTCTAATATTGTGACCTGAAACATGTCAAAATTTCGACATGTTTTATAGTATACCGTTAGTTTTTACAACCGTCAAGGGTTTTGACAAGCCACGTGCATATCTAAAGTATCTTGTAAATCTATTAATAATAGATAAGCGGATTCGTATAATACTCCTTTACAATCTGGGTCTATGTGGGGATCGATAACATCACATAAATTTATCAATCCAAATTCTAAGTATTGTATTAGTGCTTGAATGTTTGATGGATATGCCATTTTTATAAAAGAGATTCCTGAAGCCTATCCCCAATCAAGTTGAGGACAGGCTTCAGGAAT